GTTTCTTTCTTTTCTGGGTTGCAATCACTGATAGCAATGATACGTCATAAGGGAACCCAACAACGGAGCCCACAACATGACCCACCGCCAAGCCTTCACCGTCGCTCTCTTCCTCGCAGCTATCGCGACCGGTACCGGTACCGGTACCGCCAAAGCCACCAAGCACGGCGCCCTTCGCATCAGCATCGGCGCGTATCGCATCCACGCAGACACCGACGAGGTCACAGTGTGGCGCGCGGGCGGACCGGCCATCCTGTGGACCGTCGCCGCACCCGTCGCCGTTGCACTTCCTCCCGTCGCCGTTGCACCCGTCGCCGCACCGCAGCGCCGGTACCGAGTCCCCGCATACAGCCGGCCGGCCGTGGTGCTGTGCATCGGAGTGACGGCATGACAAAAGACGACGTCATGAGCGCCGCTGCATTCCTCCTCCTCGTCATCGTGTGGGCTGCTTTCCGCTTCCTTGTCTGATGACATCTCCAACCAACCAACCAACCACCCCCAACCAAGCAACAAGGACACAACATGAACCCCGAAACCGCAACGATTCAACCCCTCCCCCCTCACCTCAAGTATTGGACCGCCGACGAGGTTGCAGAATGCCTCCCCTATTGGAGCCACTGTACCTCTCGTGACGCCGCATGGGCCTTGCACAATCGCTTGTACTCGTGGCTTGAGGCATGCCAGAACCCCACCCCAGTAGGGGGGGATGGGACCAATGGAACGGTAGAGACCCCATACGAGCGACTGAGCCTTAGCAACGACGACAAGGCAGAGCATTGGTGGCCGGTGCTGACCGACGACGAACGCGACGCCATCACCGCCGCCGCCGCTGACTACTTCAACCTCGCCTGATGACACATCGGGGGGGGCTCCCCCCCAACCATCCCCAACCAACCAACCAAGGACCAACAACATGTCACCACACTACGCACCCGCCACCCCGTCACCCGTTCACATCCTCGCCGAGGGTGGACGCCGTTTGGAAGCCCTCGGCATGGCACCGATGGGGGCGCTGTACATTCCCGATCGTCAATGGCACCACGCAGGGACGGGTGTCGCCCCGTGTGCCGAGGTCCGGTATATCGTGCCGTTCGCCTGTCACGACTACGCTGTCATCTCAGTATGGTTCCGTGCACAATGGCGCGGAGCAGACGCCAAGACCGCTATCGAAATCTCCAGCGCCACCGTTGAACCGTGCGGCTCTCGTTGGGAGATGACAGCCGGCGATGCGTACGACTTTCTTGCCGACCTTGGCTATCAGTTCGCTGTGTATCGGTGCGCTCACACCTTCGCACCCGACGCGCCCGGATCTTGGCACCCTTGCAGCGCTGCAACCCTACAAGCAGACATCCAAGACGCCGCGCACGGGGGTTGCGAATGAGCGCCCCCCGATACCTTCCACTTATCGACTACCGGACCGGTGCCATCGCCGCGCGGGTAGTGCGGGACGGCATCAACCAACAATGGACGCCGCCAGGAATCCTAACCGCGAGCATCCATCGGTGGCTTGAATGGCACGGCTGCGAGGTCAGCACAGCCAACCATGACACCATCTTGGAGGCCGTCCAACGGCTACTGAATGGCAACCCATGCGCCTTGCAACGCCTCGACTGCGAAGCATACCGAAAGCGGTACGGGTCGTGCTTTATGTGCGGCCAGCTTGAAACCACCACGACCAACAACAACAACAACAACAACGACACCGACAAGGGGAACCAATGACAAACAAGAACGCCCTTCTGTGGACCGCAGGCAGCAACAACCGCAAAACCGGAGATATCCCCACCGCATGGGTAGGAGGCTACGACGACCGCGCGAAGAGTTGTGCAGGATGTACCCACTTCAACGCCGACAAACCCCACCGGTCTGCCTGCTACGCGTGGACAGGGACCGCCGGCCTCGCCGGGTACAGCATCGACCGCGCAGCGGAGAAGAACCCCAAGAAGTACACCGTCGTCGATGCTCTTCGGCGCCGATCTTGGAGCGCCCGCGTCGCACGCCTAACCGCAATCGGAGACCCGACCGCGGCTTCCGACGCGGAGCTTGAAACGTGCTTCGGAGCCATCGAAGGCGCGGGGCTCCGTCCTATCGGGTATACGCAACGGTGGTTCGATACCGCTCGGCAGTGGCTCCGAGGCTACCTTCTCGCCTCAACCGCTACACCCGCCGCGGCCAGTCGCGCCATTAGCCAAGGATGGAAGGTTGCGCGGACTGTCTCGCTGGAGACTTTCGTGGCCGCAATGGAAGCGGACGGACCGCACACACTGCGACAGATGAACGGAACGCTAACCCCGTCGACCCTGCATCTGTGCCCGGCGCAGGTAGCGGAACTGCAGGCAGACACCGCCCCCACGACGTGCAACGACTGCCGAATGTGTGATGTCGACGCGCTGAAACGCGCGGGGCTTGATGGCGTTGTGTTTGCGATGCACGGACCGAGCAAGGCCGGAACACCGTACCGACGAGCGGTCAAGAAGGCACGAGACGAACGGGGCAACCAATGAGAGCGGACGCAGGGTGCGCCCCGTTTCCTCTCGGGATGGTAGTCGTCGGGGTTCTGCTGCTGCTCGCCCGGTGCCTGTGACCCGCTGAGGTGACATCGGAGGGGGGGCGGAGCCTATCGCCCCCAAACCCAAGCCCCCGCCACATCGGCGGGGGTTTCGCGTTCTTGGTTTCCACGTTTTCCGGCCGTTTTCCGAGCCCGTCACCGACGCCGAAACGAAAACACCGACGGCGCCGGAGATGACATCGGAGAGGTGACGTGGCAACGCCCTCCCGTCTCTACAGTAAAGCACTATTTCCCAGATGGATTCCCCCCGTTGTCACTACCACAAGAAGACGGAAACGCCCATGGATAGCGGCATCTGGTGCGGCAGGGTGTGACAGGGGACCAGGAACGCAGGGGGCGACCAGCTGCAAAACGGGGCGGGGCGGCGGGGCGGGGCGGGGCGGCCCAGGCGGAATCCGAGGTGCTGCTACTACTATAGGAGGTACTCACAAATACGCCCGCATTCGAGAGTTCGTGTTACAATGATAGCGGAGGCACCACGGGAGTCCCCATGCCAAGAAAGCCAGAAGAGTCTCGCCCGATCAACCACCCCACCATCGGCCCCGAGCTGCGGTCGCTCACCACCGCTGCCATCGACTGTCTTCGGTCTGCACTCGAACGCAAGAAGGGAGACCGTGTAGCGGTCGACGCTGCGAAGTGGGTGTTGTCCGAGGTCGCGAACGGAGCGGAGGGACGCCAGGCCGGAGAGGAGCGCGACCAGCTCGACAAGACCCTGCACCTCCTTCGGGGTGGACGGGGGTAAGAATGACCGTCGCAGCGTTGTACGTCGACCCGAGCGGTCCGTATTGGAACCGTGCAGGTGTAGATGCGTGGGGTGCACAACGAGATGCTCGGCAGTACCGAGGCCCCTACCCGGTGGTTGCGCACCCACCGTGCAAAAGGTGGGGCAACTTTTGGCACGGCAGCCCAAGCAAGCCACATCAGTTTCATCTCGGAGACGACGACGGGTGCTTTGCCCACGCATTGTGGGCGGTCCGCACCTTTGGTGGTGTGCTGGAACACCCAGTCAACAGCCGCGCGATAGAGTGGTTTGGGCTGCCGCAACCACCGCACCTGGGGTGGGGTTGGTCATCTCGCGAAGATGCGTATGGTGGTCGAAGCATTGTGATCAACCAAGGCCGATACGGGCACCAGGCCCGCAAGCTGACTTGGTTGTATGCAGTGCTTCCGGTGTTTCCGCGTGTCGATGGGCGAGACACGGAGGTAGGCGAGATGCGGCCAGTTGAAAACATGTCGCGCTTGCAGCGGCGTTTGACTCCGGAGCCGTTTGCGGAGTTGTTGTTGTCGATGGCAAGAGCTTGCGACGGCGCCCACAATGAATGAGGTCTTTGTACCGGAAAAGGTACCTCGACGCGCGGTGCCCGAACTGGAGAAGCTACTCGGCAACCGAGATGCGTTCTGTCGGCTGTTGCGCATCAAGCACAAGCAGGAGCAGAAGTTCGTGCCCTTTGAGGCGAACGACGCGCAGCGGCGGTTGTGGACCCTGCTCGATCAAAGCAATCGAGTCATCGTCGTAAAGGCGCGGCAGGTCGGCATCTCGACCGCCACACGGGCGTGGCAGTTCCACAGGGCGTACACGACGCCGCACCCCGAGAAGTACGCAGTCCTCAGCTTTCACGACCGGTCCGCAAAGCGACTGCGGCAGATGGACCGGAAGTGGTTGCGGGAGCTTCCGCCCTTGCTGCGCAGGCCGATGGAGTTGGACAGCGCAACGGACAGCGAGTTCGCAGACACAGGCGCGGGGGTCAGCTCGTTCACGACGGAGGGGCGCGGAGGCACGCGCTCGTTCGAGTTCACGGGCGCACATCTGTCGGAGTTCGCGTTCTACGGCGACCCGGGCGAGGTACTGTCGCAGGTCGTGTCTACGGTCGGCGACGGGAGCATCATCATCGAGTCGACCGCGGATGTGCCGGGAGACAAGTTCCACCAGCTCATCCAGGGCGCGCCGGACAACGGGTGGCAGGTCTTCACGTATTGGTGGCACGAGCACGCTGCGTACCGAGCGCCGTCCTTGCCGGACGGCTTCGAGCGGACCAACGAAGAGGAGGAGCTGGCAGAGTTGTACGGGCTCGACGACTTGCAACTGCAATGGCGGCGGATGCAGATCGCAACCCTCGGAGCGGCACGCTTCCGTCGAGAGTACCCGGCGTGCTTGGCGGATGCGTTCGCTTCTCGCGAGGCAACCTGGTTCCGGTCCGAAGATCTGGAGCGCATCGCAACGGAGTGGTTCGACGAGCCGCCGTTCGAGTTCGAGGAGCCGGTTGACGGGAACGCATACGTCATGGGCGTGGATGTGTCGGGCGGCATCGGGCTCGACTACAGCTCCGTGTGCGTGGTCGACGTTGCAACCCGGCAGCCCGTGTACATCGAACGCAGCAACACGATGGCTCCGCACGCCTGGGCGGCACACTGCTGTCTGCTGGGCGAGCGGTACAACCACGCCATGATGTTGGCCGAATCGAACAACCACGGCCACGCATTTCTGCGCGAGTGCCAGGTGCTCCGCTACCCCAACATGTGGACGGGGATTGACGGGAACTGGTGGGTGACCGCGACAGCCAGCAAGCTCGACATCTTCGACGGGCTTCGCGAAGTGGTCGAGACCGGCATGATTCAGCGCCTCGACCAAGCCACCCTCGGTGAGCTACGCGCCCTGCAGGTCAAGCGCATCACACCCGAAGCACCCTCCGGTCTGCACGACGACCTTGCCATGGCGATGGCCTTGGCCTACCGTGCGTTGCGAGACTCGCATCGTACCGTTGTGATCCGCACAACCGGCAACCGGATTGACGAACACAAGATGCACATGCGAGCAGACCGACGCCGTCGACAGCCGCTTGCCTGGAGTACAACGAAATGAGCCTGCCAAAGCCGATGACCCCCAAACAGTTCGCGGCCATCTTCGACCGGCACGAAGAGTATTGGGACGACCGACGCCCCGAGATGCGCCGACTGCGACACGCATACCTCATGCGGTTCTGGAAGCGGACCGGCGACTACGAAGAGACGCTGCTCGTGGAGACCGCACGCGCCTACGAGCTGGTGGAGAGCTACGTCGCCAGCTTGTTCGTGCGAGACCCGAGCGTCGTCGTCAAAGCCGACCTCCACGGACAGGGCGAGCCCGAAGTAGCAGAGCAGGTGGTGAACCGGTGGCTGCGTCGCAGTCGAGGCGCCATCGAGGATGGCTTGCGGCTTGCGTTGATCTACCCCTTCGCCGCACTCAAGCTCTCGGTCGGTCGAGCAAAGAACCCGCTCAACCGCATCGACATCGCCGCGGTCAGTCCGTGGGATGTCATCGTCGACGACACCGCATCGAGCTGGCACAGCCAGCGCTTCTGTGCCCACCGTTACCTCATTCCACTGGAGGAAGCGAAGCGACGCTACGGGGCGAAGGACTACGACAACCGCGTGTACGCGCGCTACATCGAGCAGTTCGACAACGAAAACACCGGCATGTCGGTCGACTCGCCCCCCAACAGCGGATTCGACATCGGAGCAAAAGAGCAGTTCGTCATGGTCGTCGAGGTGTACGACCTCCAGACCAACAAGCTCCGGGTGTGGTCGCCGGACTGGAAGCGCGACAAGTGGCTGTACGACGGCGTCGAGGTCGAAGTCGAGCAAGAGACCGGCGAGTCGGCAATGGAGAAGTTCGACGAGATTCCGTTCAAGACGGCCTCGGGCGAGACACGGATTCCGCTTGTGCCGATGTACTTGTCTCGCGAGCCGGACTGTCCAATGCGCGGCTACTCCAGCCTGCGTCGCGTGTACGACCAGCTCCGCGAAGTAAACAACATGCGGACCTTCCAGGCCCAGGGCGTTCGTCGCGCTGCCCGCATGCTGGTCACGGTCCGCGGACTCCTCGACGAAGAGGCGCAATCGCAGTACGCGCAAGGGCAGGACGGTGAGGTCATCGAGGTCGACCTGTCGCAGGGCCAGTCTATCGGCGACATCCTGACGCCCCTCCCCCACAGCCCGGTCCCCGCGGAGCTGGAGCGGTATGCGCAGGTGGTTGACGACGACTTCTCGCGCGGGTCGGTCATGGCGCCGTTCACCCGCGGACAGGCCACGCAGGCCACCGCCACCGAGATTCAAGCGCTGGCAGCCTACACCGCCAGTGAAATCGGCAGGATGGCGCGGCAGCGCGACCAGGCCATCACGGATTCCGCAGCGGCGTATCTGGCAATGCTGGGTACTGTGTTGGGCGACGAAGGTGATATGGTTAGCATCAACGGCATGATGACTGCATTGCAATCCGAAGACGTGCTGGGTGACTTCGACATGTGGGCGGAAGACAGCGGCAACACGCCAATGTCGGAGGCCGCGCGGAAGCAAGAGGTGGAACGGTTGACTCCAATGCTGCAAGCCCTGGGTGTACCCAACGACGCGCTGTTGTCGATGCTCACCCGCACGTTCGAGCTGCCGGCCAGCATTCCTGCAGCAGCCGAGGCGAACATGGCGCAGATGCAGGAGCAGGCAGCAGCCATGGCTGCCCAGGAAGGCGCGGCAGGCCCTGTCGAAGAGGTGCCTCCCGAGGCATTGTCGCAGGCCCGCGGCGGCCCATCCCGCGTCGAGCTGGCTTTGCCTGAAGGCGGGGTGGTCTGATGCCCATCTACGAGTATCCATGCCTTGAGCGCGGCCATCTTGTCGAAGTGCTGCGCCGGTATGAGGACCGAGCCGTGTGCCCGTGTGGGTGCGGGGCGAAGCGGTTGATCTCCGCGCCAGCCAAGACGGCGTTCCGCTGGGGCGACACGAAGTGGGACGGTCGGTACGACAAAGGGCTTGGCACCACGCTTCGAGACGAGAACCATCGGCGCCAGTTGATGAAAGCAAAGGGTGTGCGCCAGCTCGAAGACGGCGAGATTGAGTCACACGCCAAAGCGGTGCAGGCCGATCACGACGCGCACGAAGCAAACATGGCGACCTTCTTGAAACACAAAGCGGAGACCGGGGACGCCGGTCTTGCGTTGGCGCGGACATTTCCGTCCGAAGGAGTTGCATGATGAACGGAATGGCACAGGGCTTCATGCAGATGCCCGAGATGACACCGGAGGCGGCAATGGGCGAGGCACAATCGTTGGGCATGGAGGAGCAGATGGCGGCAGACAATCTGTTCAGTACAGCAGCCCCGACCGGTCGGTTCAGCGCAAACGCGCTCAACGCAGTCGTGGAGGCGTTCAACGAAGTGCTCGTGTCCGTCGGCATTCCCGACCCGTATCCGGAGTTCCAACAGGGCCAGCGCACCCTCCCTGGCCAGTTCGTTCGCGGGCTGGCGATGGTCGCAGACCTGGCCGAGCAGACCGGAGTGCCCAACCCGGTCGACTTGTCGAACGTCAAGGACGACACGGACCTCAACTTGCTTGCAGCCAAGCTCGAGCAGTTGGCGACCAATGAGAAGTTCGTTGTCGGCGCAACCGGAGGCGCGGCCGAGGAGCCCATCGACGAGGGTGCGACCGAAGAGATGGAGGGCGCAGAGGCGCCCGACACTGACGTGGACGACGACACGGATGCGTTGTTCATGGACCGCATGTGACCCAAACACGACAAGGACCAAACGACATGAGTGAAGAGACAACGACCCCGACAGCCAGCTTGGAGCAAGCCCCTTCTCCGGAGGCGTCCGCCCCTGCCGAAGAGGCAGCAGCGCCCTCGACGCCCTCGTGGAGTGAGCGGTTGGATGCTGTGTTGAACCAAGCGGCGGACGGCAACGAGGAGGAGGAGCAGCCTGAAGAGTTGCCGTCCAACGAGACTGTGAGCTGGGACGAGGCCATTCGGTCTGCGACGCCCGAGCAAGCCAAGCTGATGAAGCAGTTGCGTGCAGAAAGCACGCGGCGGTTTCAGGAAGCGGCAGAAATGCGGCGGCAGGCCCAGGCCGATCGGGACGCGCTGTTCAGCAGCGAGACGTTCAAGCGGCTGCAGGAGATGGCGTCCACTGACGGCGATGTGGACATGCTCGACCCGAAGAGTGTGGATGCGTTCATCGACCGCAAGGTTGCGCAGCGGCTGCAGGAAGTGTTGCGACCGGTACAACAGGCGCACCACACCAGTGTCGTGCAGCAGCGGTACACTGAGTTCATGCAGGCGAATCCGGAGTTGACGACGAACACGCAACTGCGGACCGAGGTGGCCAACGAGTTGCGGGCCAACGAGAACCTGTCGCTGGAGCAAGCGTTCTACATTGTCCAGGGACGAGGGGCGCAAGCTCGCGCAAAGGCACAAGCCTCGCGTCGAGCCGCGGAGCGTCGAGCCGCCAAGGCGGCAGCGCTGCAGGTCTCGGCAGCGCCAAGTCGAGCGAGTGGTGTCGCAGCTCCGGACCTGTCCGGCAAGAGCGGTGCCGACATCTACGCAGCGTTGTTGCGGTTGCAGCAGACTGCCGAGTAGCGTAGACTTGTAGCGCAACCCCGGCTGCACGGACACGTTGCACAAGTCCCCGCGACGCGGACACGACTTCAAGTATCTACCCCCCCTTGTCTACTGGAGTCCACCGTGGCCCTGCAGCCGGATATTCTCGCGTCGACGCTGCGCATTCTGCGCGACAAGTACGTCGACAACACGTTCAAGTCCATCCCCCTCGTCGAAAACATGCAGTCCCTCGGGCTGGTAGAACAAGTCGACGGCGGCTCGAAGATCAACCATCCTTGCGTACTGGTCGATCACAGTACTATCACCCAGCTCTCTTCAGGATACGAATCAGTAAATCTCGCTGTCAAAGACCCGCTGCGCACAGCCGAGCACAACTGGTGCGACTTCGTTGCGCCCATCGTGCTGACCCGCAAGGAGGAGCTGTCGAACAAGGGCGAGCGCGCCAAGGTTCGCATCCTTGAGGCACGCCTCAAGCAGACCATCGGCATGGTCAAGCGCGAGATCGAGAAGCAGCTCATCCGCGGAAACAGCGGCATCCTGACCGAGCTTGAAACCCTGAACGGCATCGACGCCAACACGGGTTGGTTCGAGGAGCTTGCATTCGGAAGCCAGGGCAACACGGTCGGCGGCATTTCCAAAGCAGCCTTCCCCACGAGCTGGCAGAACCAAGTCCAAAACGGATCTTTCGCGGCCAACGGCCTCAAGAAGATGCAGCAGCTCATCATCGACGTGCAGCAATTTGCGCCCGAAGGTGATGTGGACCTCATCCTCGCCAGCCCCACCAGCTATGGTCTGTACAAGGACCAGCTCCAGTCGCTTGAGCGGTACGTGAGCGCGACCGAGGAACGCAACATGGCTGGACGCCTCGGCCTTGAGTTCAATGGGGCCCGCATGTACATCGAGCCGAATCTTGGGTTTGATGGTGGTGCTGGTACCGACCTGTCGATGTTGTTCCTGAACAGCAAGCTGTTCAGCATCTACTTCGACAAGGACGCCTACTTCGAGATGTCTCCGATGGAGAAGGTCTCGGGCTACGTCGCCATGTCCTGCGAGATGTTGGTGCGGATGCAAATCTGCTCGTCCAACCTTTCGGGCCACGGCATCCTCGTGAACGCGGAGACCTGATATGGCAACCAACACTCTTCTCCAGCGGCTCGACGATGCCGCATCTACTGCAGGGTCTTCCGACGGCGCGTCGCATCGTCGGCAGGTAGAAGACTTCATGGTCACGCTCACCAATGGTGGTGCCCTCCCCGCAGTCGTGACCCTTGGCAAAGGAACCTGGGTCAAGTTCGACAACAACAAGACCGGGTCCGATCAGTTGCTGTATGTGGCAGAGGCCGATGCAGTGGCGGCAGGAAACACCTTGGTTGTTGGCGTGGTGCTGCAGGACGCATCCACTGACACCATCGCCGCCGGCGCGTCTCAGGATGTGCGGGTTCGCGTGGTGACCTCGGGGTACATGGCCGAAGCGAAGGTGACTGCAGGAGTCACCGCTGGTTCGCGCTTGGTGGTGGACGCTACGGACGGGGTTGCAGACCTGGCAGCGGCTGGCGAGATTCCGTGTGGTGTGGTGCTGACCCTCATCCCGGCCACCAACATCGGTGAAGTGTTCGTCCTCAAATCGTTCTGATTGCCAAGCCCCCTGCCCTGCCCAGCGCGTCGGTCCTTGCGTGATGGGTAGGATGGGGGGCCGTTTCGTTTTCGTTGGGGAGCGCTATGCCCGCTACAGACCTCCAGGCACTGCGCGCGTATGTCGCCAACGTGCTCGACTACGACCCGACGAACCCCACGTACAAGACACAGGTCGACCGACTGCTCAACGAAGCGGACCGGCGAATCTGTACCGAGAAGCTGTACACCTTCGCCCAGACCACCGTCGAGGTTCGGGTCAATGCAGACGCGGCAGCCGAAATCACGGCGACCCTCGGATCGTCAAACATCACGGCAGCCACCGCCACATTCTTTCAGTACATGGCGGGCCAGGTCATCACCATCGACAATGTCGAGTACGAGATTGCCTGGGTGGAAAGCATCTTCTCCGCGCACCTGACGGTGGAGTGGGGGGGAGCGACCGGCACCTACGCGGCCAACATCGCGCAGCGGTGGATCTACCTGCCCCAAGATTGTGTGCAGGTCATGTCCCTCGCGCGACGCTCCGAGGCAATCACCCCCAGCAACCCCGGTCTGCTCACACCCATCACTCAATACGAAGATGAGTGGAACAACCTCCCCCTCGGTGAGACTGGTCTGCCGGAAGTGTGGGTGCCTGGAAATCCGGTCGGCGTCAGCGCCCCCCGCTTGGGTGTCGACCTCGGCACCGCAGTCGCCGTGGCTCAAGGCCAGCGGACAATCGAAGTGGGTGTCGTGCACCGACGCTACGGCGCAGCACGCAGCTCCATCAGCACAATCCAATCCACGGTGCTGAGCCCGATTGAATCGCTGACTGTGACGCCCCCAGCCGCCCTGGACAACACCACCGGACTGTACCGCGAGGTGTTTCTGCGCGCCCCCCTGCACGGGCTCGTGGACTGGCGACCAGCCCTGGATGCAGTCAACGGTGACCCGGTGGTGTTCCTGCCGTCGGGAACAGGTTCGGTCACAGTGCAGTCGAGCCTCACGCACCTACAGTCCGAGGCGTACTACATCAAGCCGCGGCTGGTGTCTGCCAGCGGCACAGTGGCGCGTGTCCGGCTGTACCCTCGGCAATCCGAAAGCATGCCGCTACAGCTTCGATACCTGGCCGACTACCGACCGATGGTTGAGGACAACGACACCTCGGTCATTCCTCCGGCACACCGGATGATCATCGCGTACCGCGCATTGTACGAGGTGTTGGTCAAGCACAACAACCCGAGCTTGGCTGAGCTGTACCGCAAGCGATACGAAGCTGGCTTACTACAGCTCGAGCGCAGGTATTTGTCGCAGCCCAGCCGTAGGCTTGTGAAAGGCTTTATGAGCCCCGCGCAGGTGCCGGATGGACCGTACCGCCGCAAGCAGTTGGTGCGGTTGTGAGGGGCGCACAGCTACCCGGTGACGGCATCGGGGGTATGCACGAGCGGCAGCCCCAGCCGCTGTCTGTTGCAACCGAGGCGGTCAACCTGGTCGTTGACCGGCGGACGATGGGGTGGTCGACCCGTGTGGGCTACGAACCGTTCCGGCCCGACTTGACTGCAGGGTTTGTGCCGTACTCGGCCCTCGGTCGAATCGACTCGTTGTTCGTGTTCCAAGAGCAGCCAGGTAGCTTTCGCAACGTCATCTTGTTCGAGTCGGGCGGCACCCTGTACCTGCAGGACGAGCGCGGTCCGTCGGTCACCATTCATGCGCTGCGCACCGGACGGTCGGTCCCGTCCCCCTCGACGCCAGCCTCGACGTACACCGCAGTCGCGGGTGGGGTGTTGGTTACCAACGGTTTCGATGCCCCCGTATTCATTCGACCGTGGCCGTTGATCGATGTCGCTTATGCGCAACGGGCTGCGCGGCCGTTCGGGGTGGCCACACCACCAGCTCCAAGCCCGTTCCGCGTGCGGGCCATGCAGCAGCAGTCGTCTACGGCCACAGCATCTGGCGCCACAAGCATGTGGGTGGCCCAGCACAACCGCAGCTTCCCCACCTACTACGCAGACCAGTTCGGGTTGGGGTTTGCTCGAAGTGTTGGCGCAGCGCCCGGTACCCCGCAGACCAGCGAGTACGCATGGCAGGTGTCGTACATCACCGACACCGGGTCCGAGGGTGTGTTGTCGTCGCCAGCCAAAGCGGAGTGGGAAACCGAGGGGGTCTACCGCTACCGATATGGTGTCATG